GATTGTGGCTGATGTTATTCCAAAAGGATAAAAACGTATTGTGTATTGCTACTAAGCAAGAAACAGCAAAAAACATGGTAACGAAAGTTAAATTCATGTTTGACAATTTACCTTCATGGCTTAAAATACCAGCAGACGAACATAACAAACTAACACTACGACTGAATAACGGATCACAAATTAAAGCTACTTCAGCATCAAGTGATGCAGGTCGTTCAGAAGCAGTATCTTTATTGATAGTCGATGAGGCAGCTTTTATTGAAAGTATTGGTGAAATATGGGCCTCAGCTCAACAAACATTAGCAACTGGTGGTGGTGCTATTGTATTATCAACCCCCTACGGAACTGGAAACTGGTTTCACAAAACATGGGTATCAGCAGAAAATGCTGAAAATGATTTCTTACCAATTAAATTACCTTGGTATGTCCATCCTGAACGAGATGAAAACTGGAGAAAACGTCAAGATGAATTATTAGGAGATCCTAGATTAGCTGCTCAAGAATGTGATTGCGACTTTAGCACTTCGGGTGATGTAGTATTTTATAATGAGTGGTTAGAATTTATTACCCAAACAACAATAAAAGATCCTCTTGAAAGGAGAGGCGCTGACCAGAACTTTTGGGTATGGGAACCAGCAGACTATACAAGAGATTATATGGTAGTAGCTGACGTAGCTAGAGGTGATGGTAAAGATTTTTCAACTTGTCATGTTATTGATATTGCTACCAATACACAAGTTGCCGAATATAGAGGACAATTACCTACTAAAGAATTTGGATATTTTCTAGTAGGTGTTGCCACAGAATATAATCAAGCATTATTAGTAATTGAAAATGCCTCTATTGGATGGGCAACTATTGATGCTGTAATTGAAAGAGGTTATCGCAATTTATATCAATCACCTAAATCAGACCAACTCACAGCAGAGTCGTATTTAAAGACATATGAGGGTTCATCCGATATGACCCCTGGATTTACAATGTCAATGCGTACTAGACCGTTAATTGTGAATAAATTCCGCGAATTTGTTGGTGACCGTTCCGTAACAATTCGTTCAAGACGTTTAATTGAGGAAATGAAAGTGTTTGTATGGAAAAATGGTAGACCTGAGGCACAAACAGGATATAATGATGATTTAGTTATGCCATTTGGTATTGCTATGTTCTTAAGAGATACATCTTTAAAGTTTCAACAACAAGGTCACGATATGACTCGCGCTACACTAGGCAACATGAGTAAAACTTCGTATATTGGCGCTTATAATCCGAACCAAGTCAAAAATCCATATTCTATTCAAACGGATAAAGGAATGGAGGACATTAGTTGGATTTTGTAAATATTTATAGTATATAATAAAATATAAAAATGGCAGATAAAAGTTTATTCACCCGATTACAACGACTGTTTTCAACAGACGTAATCATCCGTAATCAGGGTGGCAGCGAATTAAAAGTAATGGATGTTGACTCAATTCAACGTTCAGGAGACATAGCAACTAACTCGCTAGTAGATAGATATAATCGTTTATACTCCCCAGCAGCATCTTCTTTATTAGGAGCTCAATTAAATATAAACTGGCAGTACTTACGTACTATGGTTTATTCAGATTACGATAACATGGATTATGATGCTATTGTTGCTTCTGCTCTTGATATTGTTGCTGATGAATCTACATTAAAAAATGATATGGGTGAGGTGCTTCATATTAAAAGTAGTAACGAGGATGTTCAACAAATTCTTTATAACTTATTTTATGATGTATTAAACATTGAATTTAATTTATGGTCTTGGATTCGCCAAATGTGTAAGTATGGTGACTTTTTTCTTAAAATGGAAATTGCTGAAAAATATGGTGTATACAATGTTATTCCCTATACAGCATATCATATTGAAAGACAAGAAAACTACGATCATGAACATCCCAATGCAGTAAGATTTAGATATTCACCTGAAGGTATTTACGCAGGTGGATCAGGTTATTATGGTACTCCTACTTTAGGACAATTTCAAGATAACCAACCAGGTATTTATTTTGATAATTATGAAATGGCTCACTTTAGATTGTTAACTGATGTTAACTATTTACCTTATGGTCGTTCATATTTGGAACCAGCTCGTCGTATATTTAAACAATACGTGTTGATGGAAGATGCTATGTTAATTCATAGAATTTCTCGTAGTCCTGATCGTCGTATATTCTATATTAACGTTGGTTCTATTCCCCCAAATGAAGTAGAAAATTTCATGCAGAAAACAATTTCTACAATGAAGCGTACTCCATTAATGGATAACCAAACAGGTGAGTATAACTTAAAGTATAATATGCAAAACTTATTGGAAGATTTTTACATTCCAATGAGAGGTAATGACACTACTACTAAAATTGAAACTACTCCTGGTTTACAATACGATGGTATTCAGGACGTTACATACTTACGTGATAAATTATTTGCCGCTCTTAAAGTACCTAAAGCATTTATGGGTTACGATAAGGATTTAAGTGGTAAAGCAACATTAGCAGCAGAAGACATTAGATTTGCTCGTACAATTGATCGTATCCAGCGTATTACATTATCTGAATTATATAAAATTGCTTTGGTGCATTTATACTCTCAAGGTTATACAGGTGAGGAATTAACTAACTTTGAGTTAGATTTAACTACACCTTCAATTATCTATGATCAGGAAAAAATTGCATTATTAACTCAAAAGGTAGATTTAGCTCAAAAGATTATGGAAGCTAAATTACTACCTACTGATTGGATTTATGATAATGTATTCCACTTTAGCCAAGATGAGTATGATGAATATAGAGACTTGTTAGCTGAAGACCAAAAACGTGCTTTCCGTTATAACCAAATTGCCGAAGAAGGAAACGATCCTAAAATGACAGGTAAGTCTTATGGAACACCTCATGATTTAGCTTCATTATATGGTAAAGGAAGAATGTACGACCAACCAGAAAATGTACCTGTAGGATATGGTAGTGATTTAGAATTAGGACGTCCTGAAGAAAATCCAACAGATCGTAATACACAAGACGATAATTTTGGTAAAGATAGATTAGGTGCTAAAGGAATGAAAAATGACGATAACGAATCGGATAGTATTAATCCTAAACCTAAAGGCGGTTCTCCATTATCGTTAGAGGCAAAACAAGTTTATCTAAAGAACAGAACCTTAATTGAAAGTTTAGGTAAAAAAATAACTGCCGAAATTTCAACATTAGGAGATTCATTATTAGATGAAAGTAAGTTAAAGGAATAAGAATCTTTATATATTTATAACAAAACCTTTGGGGAATGAACATTAAACATTCTAAGTATAAAAATACGGGAATCCTTTTCGAACTTTTGGTGAGACAAATTACCGCAGACACTCTGTCGGGAAAAGATTCGAAAGCAACTAATATATTAAAAAAATATTTTGTAAAAACTGAATTAGGTAGAGAGTATAAATTATACGAAACTATAACAAAACACAAAAATCTAACAGAAGGTAAAGCAGAGGTTGTAATTAATTCCGTTATTGAATCTTCTAAAAACTTAAATAGAGGAGCATTAAAAAGACAAAAATATAATTTAATTCAAGAAATTTCTAAGCATTATAGTTTAGAGGAATTTTTTGCTACTAAATTACCTAACTATAAATCTTATGCTGCATTATATACGTTAGTAGAAATATATAATAGTGAATTATTATCTACTCCTGACCAAATTATTTCTAATAAAATTGCTATTTTAGAAAACTTAACAACAAAACAAGTTGATAAGAAAAAAGTTGAAGATGATTTATTAACCGAGTTTCAAGCATACGATAAAGACTTACGTATTTTAACATACAAGGTATTACTAGAAAAATTTAATGGAAAATATGCTTCATTAAATGATAACCAAAAATCAGTGTTAAAAGAATTTATTAATTCAGTTGATTCAACTCCTAAATTAAGAGAATTTTATAATACTAAAATTACAGAAATTAAAGCTACTTTAACTAAACAAGTTAAAAAAGTAACTGATAAAGCTATTCAAATCAAATTGAATGAAGTTAACAATATGTTAGCTCCTTTAGGTAAAACAGCTAGTGTAGGTAACGATGATTTAGTTAATTTATTACAATATTACGAATTATTAGAGGAACTTACTAAAATAAATGGCTAATTATAAGTATAAAATAGCGGAGGTAAAAGAAACCCTTAAACCTACAGAAGTAGATCCTGCGTTAATTCAACGTATTGAGAAAACTTATGGTCCTGTGGATATGGAAAATGACTTCTTTTCCGCTAACTTAAAAACTTATTTTAAAACGTCATCTATTAATACCGAAACCGGTTCTATAGGGCATAAAATTATTAAATTAGCTAGCTTTGCGGATTCATTAGAAAAATTATACACAGCAACAAATGCTTTATCCGACTTAGTAAAATCCCCAGGAGGAAAAGATGATGCTATAGTTGTTAAATTATATGATAATTTAAAAACATTATTTAATTCCTATAGAACTCATTTACGCAAATATTATCCTGACCAGTATGCTGCTATTAAAGATAAATTAGATGAAATATCATCTATATCTTCTAATTCAGGGTTTGTTTCAGGAGGAGAAGGTGAAAACCATACAGGTCCATCACCTCGTAAATCTACGTATGGTGCTTATACACAAGCTGGATTTAAAAAAGTAACTGAAGGTCCGGGAGCTATATTAGGTTTTGGTCCTAAAGCTGGTCCTGAAGGTGTAACAAAAAATAAATATGTAACTGATTTTAAATATAAGTTAGTTGGAAAAGCAGGTGCCCAAAGAGCAGCTCAAGGACTTCCAGCAAAACAAGTAAATGAAGCAGATACTAATGTTGAACAGTATTTACAGGATTTAAATGTAGTAAATCCCGATAATAAAAAATTCATTGCCTCTCGTTTAATGGGGTTTGATGAAGTAGAAACAAAATTAAACCAATTATTACCATTATTACAACAAGCAAAACACGAGACTATGGATTATTACAGACAAAATCCAGAATCATTTAGCATTGTTTATGGTACTGATTTAGCAAACGATTACTTAAACGATTTAATAGAACTATTTAAAAAATAAAACAACATGGCAAATATACCCGTAAATTTTGGTGGAGTAATTTTAACAGCAGGACAATCAATTACAGGTTCTTTTGCTGGAATACAAAGCTTAGGAACAGGATCAGCATCTGCTCCTACAGGATCAACAATATCAGCAATTAAGTATGGAAATGGATTATTAGCTAATCAAGCAGTTGTAGAGACAACTGGAGTTTCATTTACTCTTCCTGCTGGTGCTTCTGTTCCTTTATTTATAACTTCTTGTAGTTTAGCGGCAGGTAGTGCTCCAGTATTTTTATACACATAATATTTATAATAAATGAAAACCTTACAACAAGAATATCAATTAATAAAAGAAGGTAAAGGTAATAAAGACCACTTCTTAAAAGTAGCTAGAAACTTATTTCCTGAATACATTACATCAGGCAATGATTTTAATTCAGCTGTTCATATTTTAACAAGTAAAAGTCTTTTAAGTGAGTCTGCAGGTGGTGTAATAACTACTGGTCGTAAAGATTGGTGGGCTATTTTTGATGCTAATTTAAAAGAAGCAGTAGGTGTTAAAAATACTAAAGAATATGGTGATCAAAATGAATTTGAAAAACCAGCTCCTGAAGTAGCTAAAGATTTAGCTAATCAATTTGATAATAATAATCCTGATAATATTGACAATGTTTATGGTCAATCATTTTTAATGGGTTTCTATACAGAAATGCAGGATGAAAAAAATAAGGATAAAAGTGTATACGAATTAAAACAAATCGTGTTAAAAAACATGGTTAAAAATGTTAATTACTATGCTACTGATGCTTCATTTGGTATTAAAGGAATTGGATATAAAAAAGATGTAGTTGGAGGAGGAGAACCCGTAGCACCTAAAGGAAAATATAAATCATCAGGATATGGTGATATGCCTAAAACGGTTAAAGAAGGATTAAACGAAGCGAAACGTCCTGATATTAATTCTCAAATTAAAGAATTAGAAAAAACATCTCAAGCTGTTGCTTTAGAGGCAAAATTAGCCGCTATTGATGAAGCAATTGAAAAACGCAAATCTAAATTAGCATTAGCCGAATCTGAAGAATTAGCTGAAATGATTGATCAATCTATGGTTAAAACCCTTAACAAGGAAATCAAAGAACTTGAAAAACATAAAGCTAAAACCCAAAAAATCTATGAAAAAATGACAGGTAAAGCTAAAGAAGAAGTTATTGATGAATATGAAATTACTGAAGGTCCATTAGATGATAAAGCTGCTGCTGATAATAAAAAAGCTGAAGCCGCTGGGGTAGCTTATGCTAATGCAAAAGCAGCCGCTGCTGCTTCTGAAGCCGCTGCTAAAAAAGCTGAAGCTGCTGCATAATATGAAACAAGTATTAATTGAAACTATACCGTTTAAAGTTGCTCCAATACAACTTACCGAAGGTTTAAAAGCACCTTCTGGAAATCCTTTAGTTGAGGGTATTTTAGCTACAGCCGAAGTAAAAAATGGTAATGGTAGATATTATCCAAAAGAATTATGGGAACGTGAAATTGATAAATACAATCTTT